GAGGCGGTGACGTCTAGCCCTTCTCGAATTTCTAAGAAATTCTCGGGTAAGTTACTAAACGCAGCCGCGGGGTTGCAATGGATTCCAACTAAGGTTTCACAACCAAAGTGGGTCTTGAATCATGTTTGGTCGGCGTCACGGAGAACCCCCTCTGTTAACGTATCTGAAAAGAAATTGGATTTCTTTTGTACACGTCCAGAAATTGGTGGTGTAACAGATAGCCTAATCTACCTGCTTGCAGGAGTGAAGGGTTCAGAGTTGCTTGACTGGTTAAACTATTATCCAGAAACTTTGGGTAAAGCAGTTGAAGAACTGTTCGTTTTTGATAACGAAAGTTTAGTCCGTCAGCTAGGCCCCCTAGCACCGGCAGAAAAGCCGGGACTATTTGGTGGTACCGTAAGCTTCATCCAAGAGGCTGGAGGTAAACTGCGAGCTGTTGCCAACCCTTACAGGTGGTGGCAGGTTGCATTAGACCCGTTAGCTAGCAGCATTCATAGCTTACTTGAGCAGATTCCCTGGGATATGACCCATAATCAGCACGAGTGTTTTCCGAAGGTTCAAGAAAGCCTGAGGAGCGGGGAGGAGTGGTTTAGCGTAGATATCTCTTCTGCGACAGATCATTTCCCCTTCGATTATCAAATCGAAGTTCTAAAATTCCTATTCCAAAACGATGATATCGCTATGGAATCTATATCTCTTTTTCAGGAGATCTCTAGATTACCCTGGTGGTACAAAGATAGGGAAGGAACCATCAAAGAAATAAAGTGGTCGAAAGGTCAACCAATGGGTCTTCGTCCGAGCTTTGGCTCGTTCGCATTAACTCATGGCCTAGTCCTGCTCGCCCTTAATCGAGGCGAACACAAAGGAGACTTTTATGTACTCGGTGATGATGTTATCATTAGAGGAGAGAAGCTCCACCGGCGATATAGGAAGTGGCTAACTGCCCATTCCATTCCTGTTTCTGAGGCAAAGTGCCTTCAGGGAGGTTTCGCTGAATTCGCATCACAAATAATAACACCAAATGCAATCATACCAGTCAGAAAGTGGCGTTCGATTACGCCTGATAACTTTATTGATTTGGCGAGGTTGTGGGG